CAAGCGAGGAAACATCCGATTAGCCGGGGAACTTTAGGGCCAAAGGCCGTAAGAAAGGACAGCATCAATCCACAAAATCCTCAATAATGCGCCCCACGGCGGCAACATCAAGGTCAAACTCCCCGAAGACAAACCTCAAACAAAGCTCCACCACGTCAGTACACGTCAAAGAATACTTCCAATGATAGAACCTGGTAATGTCATCCCTCGATGCGACCTTGCAGCGTGAAATGCTACGCAACACCCCCTCGACACCAAGATCGAGAAAAGCGCCACGAACATTCCACCCAAGGCCCAACAACGAAAGACCGGCTGAGGATAACTGCCGGTAACGCTCAAGAAAGCACCTAGAAACTGGGGGGCAATGGCGGAACTCGTAAGCATAACTCAACGACTTGCCTGCCAGATAAGCACGATCTGAAACAGACTGATTGTTATTAGCCGATGCGTTAAACCTCGCCAAAGCTTTACCCAGTTTAGGAACCAAAACGTAACCGGAGGAAGTCATGATAAACTGCTTGGAAAGAAAAGTGCACTCACTAAGATGTTTGCGAACAAACACTTTAGCTACCATGCATGCACTTTTCGTGACGAAAGTATATGCTCTTCGCATTTGACCAACCCGCGTAAACGGATTGTCAACGCGAAATAACATATCGTCACCTAAAACCAAGCACTTACCACGGAGTTTGTGCTTAACCGCAAACGCTTCCACGATCGAAGCGTTCCACAAGGTATTACGAAAAGTCGTAGATTGAGCACCCGTGGGCAACTGATTCCTTATCTTAGCACGAAGACCAAAACCCTTGCTAGTAACCGCAAAAGAATTGGCGTGAAGCATAAGGCTAGTCACCCAAAGAGGCGCACCAAACCTACGAAGCCAATCTACCTCCAAAACGTGAACATCTCGAACCTGCGTTTGATCATTACTACTGAAGTCAGATTCTACAAACTGACAGCCTGAAGAAGCACCGCCAACAATAAAATCACAAAGCTCCTCGGTTTGCTTCCTGTACGCACCAGAAAAACAAACCACAGAAGGATCAGTAGCAATATCCATAGCAGCAAACATGCGCTTAGAACATGCTTGCATAACAGGACCAAGAATAACGTTATGAAGGTCAGAAGATTGGTAAATTATACGTGGGGCCCAATTTGAATCATGGCGCTTAAGAAGCGCTTCAACTTTG